TAAGCGTCGTGCTCCTATGCAGACACCAGATCAAGTTGATTATTTAAGGCAGCTTGTGCTTGATTATAATGGAGATGCTGCTGGTTATGGCAATATTGAATCGATTATGATAGATGCTGGTTCTGGCGGTGCGGGTAAAGTTATAGCTGATATGTTAATGCAAGATTGGGTTGATTCTAAGGGTAAAATACATCCTGGATTTATTGATAAAGAATTGGACAAGCAGCTTGGAACGGGGTATGCAAATAAGTATCCAAATGCTGTAGATAAGGTAAAACTTATTGAACCTAGTAAATATAAGTCTATTATGTACGAGTCTGCAATTGAAATGACAAATAGCGACTTGATAAGTTTTACTGCTGACTATGATAACAAGGGCTATTTGACATTGTTTTTGATGGATGACAAGGAATCTAAAAATGCACAAAAACAAATTGAAGAAAGGCTCAAAAAGGAAAATTTGCCTGATGACATTTATGCCATTAAGTTAAAAGAAGAGATGAAAAAATCTTCTGTGGTGAAAACTAAGATTGTCAAATTAGACCCATATCAAGAAATTGCATTGGCGAACATTGATGCACTCAAAGAAGAGCTTGTTAATATGAGACGTATAAAGCGTGAATCTGGAAAAGACTCGTTTGAGTTAATACCAGAAAAAGTTGGTCGTTTACATGATGACCGAGCCTACACGTATGTTATGTGTTCCTTCTATTTGCATGAAGTGCGCATGTCTAAAATTAGAAATAGGCAAAGGCCAGATTCGGATATGTTGGAACAATTTTTTGATTTTAAGAAACCAAAAGCTAGACATAGCTATTTTAACTAAGGAAGGAAGGTGAAGAAATGGCTGAAAATAAAAATAAGAAACCAGAGCTTGAAAATATTAAATTTGTCGAAAGTCTGGAGACGATGAAACAATATGCAAAGGCAGTAGAGGATGTGTTAAAACTAGTTGATTTAACATCAAATTCTACAAAAGTGTGGACTGTGTTTAACAAAGAGACATTGCGTTCATATTTGCAAAACCCATATGCCTCAAGTTCTCAGGCATCTTTAAGAAATTTAGCTAAGTTTTTATACACACTCTCATTTCCTCTCAGAAGAATTGTAAATTATTTTGCCAGCCTTCCTGACTTTAGTGCTTACAAAATTAATTTAGATTTTAGTTTGATTGAGGACAATGACGAAGAGTCTTTGTTACAAGACTATGAAGATGCATGTAGATTTGTGCGCAAGATGAATCTTGAGCTAAATATGTTTAAACTATTAGTAACAGCGTGGCGTGAGGGTATCGTGTACTTTCAACCATATCAGGATGATGATGGCACAATGTATTTAATGCCATTAGATTCACAATATTGTAAAGTTGCGTCTGTTGGTTACAATGGACTATTGCATGTTGCGTTTGACTTTTCTTTCTTTAGAGGAACAAATGCATTTTATTTGGATGTATGGGACAAGGAATATAAGCAGAAATATAACAAATTTGAAAGAGATTCTTCTTTAAAATGGCAGGAGCTTGACACAGCAAGAGCGTTCAAGATTGATCTTGCTGATATTGATTTGGTTATTAGCCCATTTGCTTCACTATTTGAGGGACTTATTGATTTGATTGACTTGCAGGCATTGGTTGCTGTCAAGGACTCCTTGGACATTTATAAGTTGCTGGTCATGAAGATCCCTCTACTTAATAGCTCAAACCCAGATGATTTGGCATTGAATTTGAATCTTGCGAAAAAGTTCTTTGCTTTGGCACAAGAGTCTTTGCCTCCAGAGATTGGATTGATTTTGTCTCCCGGTATGGATGTTGATAGTATTTCATTTGATAAGAATGCAACCTCTGACACTAATGCTATAGCAGATAGTTATCAGAACTTAATGGAACAGACTGGCATCTCTCAGATTTTTGATAGCAGCCGCTTGACTGGCGCAAGCTCTGTGAAGATGAGTATGTTGTCTGATGCTTTGATGGCTACCCGTGGAATTATGAAGCAGATTGAGGCGTTTGTTAATGAACGCATTTTGATGCAATTCCCAAATAGTATGGCGTATATAAAATTTATAGACACTACTACTTACACCAAGGAAGAGAGAATCAATCAGATTGAAAAGGCTGCATCACTGGGTTTGCCAGTCAAACAGGAATACATGATGCTACTTGGATACGATCCAATAGAAACTATTGCTTCTGATTGGTTGGAAACTAAACTTGGATTCTCTGTTACTAAGTTTATACATCCGCTTGTTAGTTCTCATACACAGACTGCAGGATCTGATACTGGTGGTGCTCCAACTAAGGATGATGGCTCTTTGACAGATTCTGGGGCAGAGACAAAAGATAAAGAAAAGAATAAGAAATAGACTTGACAATACAAAATTAATGTGATATAATATGAATATAAAAGTGGGACAGCTCGGGACGCTGAGTTGAAGAAGCCCTTATATTCTTCTTACCACTTTTATTTTTTATGCTTATAAGGGAGGCAGAATTTATGGGAAAGAAGAAAACACATGAAGAGTATGTCAAAGAGGTTGCGCAAATAAATCCAAACATTGAAGTAATTGAACAATATGTTGGATCAAATATTAAAATTGCACATAGATGTAAAATTGATGGATACGTGTGGAGCACACAGCCGAATATTATTTTAATGGGCCATAAGTGCCCAATGTGCTCTGGTCGTGTTGTTATGCCACATGGCGAGTATGTAAAAAAGGTTTTTGATATAAATCCGGATGTTGAAGTTGTTGGTACGTACAATGGTGCAAGAAATAAAATTTTACATCGTTGTAAAATAGATGGTTATGAATGGGAAATAACACCAGATCATATACTACGTGGTGTTGGTTGTCCATTATGTAGTGGAAAACTTAGAAAGACTCATGAACAATATGTAAAAGAGGTTTTTAAGATTAATCCAAACATTGAAGTGTTGGAAGAATATATTAGTTACAAAGTTCCAATTTTGCATATGTGCAAAATTGATGGACACCAGTGGTATGCATGTCCATCTAATATTTTATTTGGAACTGGATGCCCACAATGCAAAGCTTCTCATGGAGAAAGAGAAATTAGCGCATGGTTGAGTGACCATTTAATTAATTTCGAACCACAAAAAACGTTTAATGGCTGTAAAAATAAAAAGTTATTGCCTTTTGATTTTTATATTCCAGAATATAATTTATGTATTGAGTATGATGGTGAACAGCATTATATGCCAGTGAAACATTTTGGTGGACAAACAAAGTTTGAAAAAACCATTCACAGAGATAAGATTAAAACGAATTACTGTATGGCTAATAATATCCAATTGCTTCGTATTAGATATGACGAAGATATTGCAATAAGTCTTGAAAACTTTTTTAACAATACAAAATTAACAAAGGAGGTAATATAAAATGCCTCAATCAAAAAAATTTATAATGACACAAGATAAGTCCGTTTGCGATGTTTTAGTCGCAAGCGGTTTTTGTTTATTAAATGAAATTGGTGGAGTATATACATTTGTAAATGAAGAAAACATCAATTTTAATTTTGAAGAGATTGATATTAAAAAGCTAGTCTATACAGATAGACTTGTTTTCTAATATATATGGACGTATTGCTGAATTCTAAAGAAAGGAGGATGAATATGGCTAAGAAAATTATGACACTTGATAGCTTATATAAGTTTTTTGTTGATCAAAATAAGTCTTTTAATTTTAGTTCTAAAGAATCTGGTTCTCCAATTGTTGTTGCAAGCAATGGTCATTTTGCAAAAGCAAAAGATGATAGTATGCCAGGAATGTTAAAACTTAAATTAAAAAACTGTCATATAGACACTAACAGAAATGGTTCTCATATTTCAAAAGAAAATATGGAAAAGGCAATGCCTACATTGAAGTACCGCCCAATCCTTGCGTATATTCATGAACTACCAGATGGTACAAAGGACTTCTATGCTCATAATGTTCAATTGGAAGAAGATGAAAACGGTGATACACAGGTTGTTTATTTAGAAAAGCAAGTTGGTTGTTTTACTGCAGATGAACCATGGCTTGAGTATGATAAGGAAATGGATAAAACATATGTTATGGCATATGCTGTTATTCCAGAAGAGTATACAGAAACCGCAGATATTATTCGCAGAAAGAATGGCACCAAGGTTAGTACGGAATTGGTAATCAATGAGCTTTCATATAATGCTAAAGAGAAATATCTTGATTTGATTGATTTTTATTTTGGCGGCACCACCCTTCTTGGATCTGATGAAGATGGAAATGAAATTGGTGAGGGTATGCTTGGTGCAAGAGGTGACATTGAAGACTTTTGTCACAAAGAACCTGTATTTACATATCAGGATAAGTTGGTTGAAGTCCTTGAAAAGTTGAATGTGACTTTAGAGGGTTTTAATAAAAATTCAGAGGAAGGAGGAGACGAAGAAATGGACAATTTTGAAAATGAGGTCGTAGAGGAAGTAGTTGAAACTGAAGTTGAAGAAACTGTTGTTGAAACCAATGATGTTGAAGAGACTGAAGTTGTCGAGGAAACTGAGACTGAAGAGACTTCTACTTCTGAAGATGGTGATGAAGTTCAGGAAGAGTTTGAAGAAACTCCTGCTGAAGAAACTCCAGCAGAAGAAAAGTTTACCAAGATTTTTGCTGTTGAACTAAGCCACGATGACATTCGTTATGCACTATATAATTTGATTGCACAGTATGACGAAGAAGATGGAGATTATTATGGCATTAGATCTGTTTATGACAACTATTTTATTATGTATGGTTGGTGTAACAACAAGCTTTATAAGGTTGGCTATTCTGTAGATGGTGAAAATGTATCTTTGGAAGGCGAAAGACAAGAGGTTTTCGAGCTAATTGTCACTGAGTCTGAAAAGATCGCAATTGAAAAGATGCGTGAAAACTATGACTCTCTTGTTAAGTATAAGGAAGACTCTGAGGCTGCTGCACTACAGGCAAAGAAAGATGTTGTATTCGCTGATGAAAAGTATACTAAAGTGGTCAACACCAATGCTTTCAAGAAGCTAGTTGAAAATTCTAAGGATTATTCCGTTGAAGAGTGTGCTCAGAAAGCAGATGAGATTCTAGATGACTTCAGCTCTTTTGCTGTAAATTTTGCAGCTACTGACGAAACCAGAAAATCTGGTACTATTGGCTTAAACTTTAATGCAAAGCCCAGTAAAAAGAAATCTGCCTATGGCGGTCTTTTTGAAAAAGATGAATAATATAAACATTTGAGCGACTATTGATGGTCGTTTTTTTGTTATATAAAAAAACAATTTTTAATTTGAGAAAGGAATGTATTTAATTATGGCTCAGGATATGAATTTAAATGTAAGCCACATCGTGGCAGAATCCACCAACATCCTATCCACTAATTTTGGTGGCGGCCACATCTATAGCATTACTATTGGTGAGGATATGGATAATGGTCTACTAGTTTGCAAGGATGAGTACATTGGTGATGAAACTTGGTCCGCTAAGGACTATGTTGCAGGTGAGGAACCCCTATTCCTACTAGCTCCTCCTATCGTTGCTTTTACCCAGCTAAAGGGTTATGCAGACGAGGACAGATTCTATAACAAGCAGGG